ATTTTGTACGCCGTCTGAAAGCCAGATACGAGGCCTTCAAATTTAAAAATCCAGATACTGGAAACAGATTTACCGACCAAGAAATTTTGAATACAGTCAATCCATTTGTAGCATCAAGCGATAAAACAACATGGGCTACCGGTGGCTCTTGGTTTGGAACTGTGGACTATGGTGATGGTAAACCTGTATCTAATGATGTAGCTGCCCAGACAGATGCTGCGTTAGTAGACAGTGCGGCTAGTAGTTCCTTGCCAACTAGACTGCCGGAACTGTTTTCTTCTAAGCAAGAGGCAATGCAGATTGCTTCCAGAAAAGATCATCCTAAATACCAACAGGCTGTGGATTATTTGAAGTTTGATAAGGAATACGGACGAGCAACTTCGGCTGAGATGATTGCTGGTGTAAATAGTCTTACCGATCTTGCAGCCTTTGAAACGTCTGTAGCACTAATGGAAGAAACTGACCCAAGGAAAGCAATACTTACTACGGAAATTCCCAAGTTAAGAACTAAGCTAGAGAAGTTTGAACCTAATGCCGGTCAACCAGATTACATGGTTGACACAGTTACCACGGGAAATATTGCAGATTTCATGGCTAATGTAGATGCTACACTCGAAGGGATGTCTAAGGATGATCCTAACAGGATGGCGTTATTAGACCGCTCTCTGCATCTAAACACGGTTCAAGCAGATTTTGATGCGGCGAAGAAAAACAATAGTAAATTTAAACTTCTTAAATCATATCAGTTTATCAAATACAAAGATAAGGACGGTAAAGAGAAAAGGGTACAAGTACAGTTAACTGACCAAGGGGGTTTGTATTATCGGGGGGATTTTATAGACCGTGAAAATGTAATAAGTTATGAGCCTACTTCTGATCAAATTGCAGAATCAGTTAATATTGCCAATAAATTCAGCGCCGATTTTGGTGACAAATTGCGCCAAACAAAAACTGACACTATTACTCTTGTATCAACCGCCAAACAGTTAGATGACCTTGTTCGCGCAAACCCTGACATACTGACCATTGTAGGTGGAGAAGGCTCTACCTTTATAAGTGGCTTGATTACAGAACTCAATCAGGTGGCAAAAGCAATTAATGGTCCTCAGATGTCTTCTGCAAAATTACAAGAACAATTACTAACAGCAGGGGATCAAAAGATCAGAGAATTTGTGCAAAATAGTACTGACAGTTATGTTAAAAATAACGCACAAGCCTTTTATCAATTTACTGCACTAAACCTAAAACACGCATTCAGTTTTGCTAAGTTGAGTTTGGATAGTGCTGGTATGGCATTATCTAACTTTGACTTCAAAAATTCGCTTACAATTAACAATGTAGGTAAGGATTATAGAACCTATTCTAAAAACTTACGCACTATGACATCCGGCGTATTGCGTGATGCTACTGGACGCCATGATCTTCTTTTGGAGAACCTAGAATTTAATCTGGCAATGGAAAATGACCTGATCAAACAAAAAATGGCAGGTACAGACACTATAATGCCATTGTCTGATTACATTACACGACAACTTCCCGATGCGGTAAATTGGGCAAGGTCAACGGTGGATGGTACTACTAGTGGCGGTACTGAGGACGGTTCTGGCGGTAGTGGATCGACTGTTCTACCGGATTTCAACGCCTTCCTTAATAACCAAGAAGAATTACAGGCTAGGTTTGCGTTGTACCAACAGGTAGTCGATGTAGGTGACTCAGAAGATTTGAAAAAATTCTACGAACGGACGGCAAAAAGGTTCTATGGGCCTAATTATACAAACGATAATTTGTCTTTTATTAAAGAGTCACTTTTAGATCGTTTTAACAGCATGGGGGGTAATTAATAATGGCAGGTTTAACCCCAGAGGATATTGCTTATTATAAAAAATTCCCTTCTGCTATGGATGCAGATGGCATAACTCCGGAGATGCTTACTGACACTACTGACCAAGACCCATATTCTAAATTCAACGACCCGTATGATGATGCTCCAATGTTCCCGTTGGACCCTGATAAATTACAGGCTAAAATAGAAAAAGGCCAGCAGGAACGGGCTAACGAGAAAGTTACTAAGGAAACCGGTGATCTTACCTATCAGGGTATTTATCCAGAAAAGCCAGAGGTAAGCACTTTAGACACGGCAAAGGCTACAACCTCTGACTTTCTTAATTGGGCCAGTAGTTTTGAAGGTGGCTTAAATGAAGAGCAGCAAGCCGTTGCCGATCTACCAGAGGCAACCGCCTCATGGCAGCAAGAGGCTGAAGAAATATACCGGAGTACCGGTGTACGGCAGCGTGACGGTTCTCAGATATACACTGAGTATAATCCTACCGGAGACGGAGTGGTTAAAAAGGACTTCCTTATACCACCGCCTAACAGTGGCTTCTGGGAGCGAGTTGGTAGAGAAGGTCTAGTTGGATTAGCCAAGGATATGTCTGGACTTAGTCGCGGAGAAATCACCACCGACAGCAGCGAGTATACCTCAGACACTGCCGAAGAAGACAAGAATTTCAACCAGAAAGTACCCACGCAGAAATTGCGTGGTGGTGAGCAATTTTTAGCAGACATCTGGTCTATTGCAGTCCCAATGACAGCAGCCGCCAAGGTTACCCAAGGCGTATTCCGATTAGGTAAAGCAGCCCTTACTCTTAATAGAGCCGCCAAGCTAGGCGGTTTGGGGAATGTCTCTGCAGCGACTATCTCCGGCAGTATTGTTGAGACAATCGCCGCAAGTGAAAAGCAAGAAGGATTATTCATACGAACTTCGGCTGTTAAGACAGTTTTGAATAATTTAGGGGCTGATTTAGACGATAAAGACTACAAGGATATTGCCGTATTGGTAGACGGCTTGCTAATAAACGGTGCTTTAGACGGTATACTGACAGTAGGCGCACCATTATGGGCTATGGTTACTGGTAAGACTAACGTGGCTTCATTTCTAGTTAATAAAGAGGGTATGACTAGGGCGATACAGGATGGTATTGTCCTTAATGTAGCGGAGTATTTAGACCCTAAGATGTTTAAAGGTGCGTCTGCCAATCAGGTAGCACGTAATTTTAAAGTACTGGCGAAAGTCTTAAATCAAGAAAAAATCGTAAATTTAAAGATTGGAGATTTTGAGAAGGAACTGGATGTACCTACGGTGCAGGCTTTGATGAATGGTGCTGAATCCTACATGCGGGAAACTCGCCAGAGTATGGCAAGTAAGATGACGCCAGACGCCTATGAGGAGATGATCCAGAGTGAAGCTGATCTTATGTTTAAGCGCATGGCAGCACTAGCAAAGTCGCAAGGGTCTAATCCACAAGTACAAGGCCTCGACCAGAAATTAATGGCAGATATGGGGGATATGTTCCGTGTTGCCGGTGAAGCAAAAGTGGCTGGCGGCGTAGATGACGCTGCTACTACTACTGTAGGTAATTTAGCCAGAGTACAGAGCAATGATGTAGCGATTGCTAACGCAGACGTGGCAGATGCCGCTACTAATGTTGCCACTGCTAGAACTAGTCTAGATAATGTAGTGTCTGAAAACAGGGCTATTCAATTACTAGAAGCAGATTTCGAAAAACTTAGAAGTACCAGAGAAGATCAGACGCTAGTAGCTGAGTGGACGCAAAGTACTGCCTATCCTAAATTCAATAGTATGAAGCAAGGGGTACAGGACGCTTACAAGGCTATTCCCAATGACCGTATTGGTACTCAAGCAGCGGAAGAATTATTCTCAGTCCTTAGTGAGGTAGTTAGAAAACAAAACGTCTTCGATACAGACGGTAGAAAAGCAAGATTTCTACTAGGAGAAATATACACCAGTATTACCAACAGAAAAATGAAACAAGAAACCATTGAGCGTGATTTATTCGGTCCTGATGGTATATTTGTTATGAGGAATAACGAGGTTATATTCCGACCAGAGAACAATGCAGAATTATTTACACGGTTAGGTCAGTCTATTGGAGTGCAGGATGTTCTCAATTTAAGACCTAAGTTAAAAGAATTACGAGACGGTACAGAAAAATCCGTTGCTGCAGAAATAGACAAACTCCGCGCATATATTACCAACCCAAATGATAAGGGTTTCTTAGCGTTTGCCGAAGGACCAACACGCGAGGCGGCTATGAAAGCCGATCAACTGTTTAAGGATTTTGACAACACATGGCGAAATAATAAACAAATAATAGCACTATCAGACGTTTTCCAAAAGCAACGCGAGGCTAGGGGTCTTTCTCCTACTGATAAAGTTTCCCTGCAGAAGGGTCAGGGAGACTCTAACGAGGCGATGGAAACATACTTGAAGAATGCCAATGAGGATATTTCCGGACAGAATTTCAACCACCTCATAGAAACCATAGATGAGACTGTAGGAGCCACTGGCCAAACGGTTGGTTTTATCAGTGATTTAGTCTTTGCCCGTATGATGCAACAGGTTTCTACGGCTGCTACTGAAGGCATGGACGCCAAAGGACTACAGGCTCTTATCAGCCCATACGTGGAAAGGCTACGTGCCTCTAACAATGGTCAAATGGCTGACAGGCTGATGCAAACCATTAATGATATAGACGTAAGAAAGACTGAACTAGGTGATGAATTGGCTGGTGCAGAGAGCGCACTGACAACGGCTACTCAAGCGGTTAAGACTGCAGAAAATTCTATACTAGCAAATCTTATGAGTAAGGTGGAGATGCCTACTGGTGGGGTAGGCGGCATAGCCCGTACTGACAGCAGAAAAGCCTTGTCTGACATCCTCATAAGGCCGGATCAGCGTGGTACTCAGGCTCTACTGCAGAAGATCGAAGAGTTACCCGCCGCGCAGGCATTGCTTGCCCGACAGGCTCTACAGGCGGTGGCTTTGGATACTATTGGGTCTAAAATCTTTGGCACGACCATAGGCGGTTTTTCCAAGGGTAAACCGGTTAAGATGGTAAGTCCTAGCCAAGCCGCAAAGCTGCTTGATCCGAAAGAAGCACAAGGTCTAATGAATAGTCTGGATTTAATCTTTCCGGCTAATTCACTGGACCCGACAGCACAGACGGTCAGAGAAGGCGTGTTCCAGACTCTGGAGACAATCTATGGCACTTCAGTGGCAACCAATCTAAGAGACGTTCCTGTAGGCTCTAACACTGCCGTGGCAACTACTGTGGCAAAGGAAACCGGTGATGCAGTCTCTACAAGTATCTTGCTACTAGCGGGTTACATGAACCCAACCGCTGCGATGCTGAGAAGACTTTCTTCGTTACCTTTAAAAGAAGCAATTGAATTAGAAAAAGAAGTATCAAAGCATGTCCTTGCTACAATTATTACTTCACCGGAACAGTTTGCAAAACTTATTAAAATGCAACAACGGAATGCTGATAAAAGCCTATTAAGAGAAGCCGCATTGGTAACACTCAGAACCGCACGGTTAGACGGGCGTTATCAGATACGCATAAGAGATGAAGAGGATGATAGTATTGTTGGTAAGCAGATGAAGGAAATCGGCATTGATGTTGGCAAGAGTATATACCGCGCAACACCATTTGCAGATGATACTGTTCGTGAAGGTAGTAACTGGCCTAATTAGACGAGTACGCCCAGCCCCAACCACGAAGCCAAGCGTACTCTTGCATCGAAAGCGACCACTTGCTTTGATGTTAATTTTGTATACCTTAGTAGGTAAATATCTGCAAGCAGCGTAGGTGTATAAATAGTTATTTAACTTACACCTCTTGCGGTATTTTCACGCAAATGCTTACCATTTTGTGAGCCGGACTAGGGGCAGTACTCCTTAGTCTGTATCGATCAAATTGCTGCCATTCTATGCAAGATGGTTGATCTTGAAAAACTATATTTGGAGCATGAACTTTATAAAGTCCCAGTTCTATCAGTACGACAACGTATATCCACATGTGTATACTCCACTAGGTTATATCGACCATTTCACACACGTCTCCGGAGCAGGCTAATGTCTGCATCCCAGACGTGTTGTCCTCTAATTCGTATTCGGATAATTTCGTCCAATCGATCTTCTTAGGCATCTGATCTAGCAAAATGTGATAGTCAGTAGCCTGACAATCCTCATATGGAGCCTGCTGATACGTGTGTTCGTGGAACGGCAGGAATGATACCCCGCTCATTTCATCAAAATTTTCCCAAACAAACTGTGCTACTTCCAGCCATTCTTCTGATCGAATATTACAGGTGATCGAAGGCTTATGCTCTGCCCAGTGTCGTTGGTACATTAACCATAGACGTAGTTGATCTACAGCAGATACGTCAGAGGTACACACAGCCCCTGTAGGAGCCTGCACGGGGAAGGTAAACACTGTGGTAGCGTCCGGCTTCATAACATCCGGTTCAGATGGTATGCCCTGATCAGTCAAAAATTGCGTAAGCGGATCTTTGTTATCACCTCTGACACGGCGGTAGTAATAAGGAGAATGGCGCGGGTGAATCCCAGAACTGCTATCACACAATTGTGAAACCGTACCACTTGGTTTCACACAACTTATGGCTGTACTCTGTGGAATGCCTAATTTCTCAGCCCATTCTTTATTCGTATCAATGGCTATCTGTTTGAGATGCTCAAGAGTATCGGCCAAACCTTCATTGGCTAAAGTCATCAGCGGGTTGTCCATAATACCGGTTAGACTGACGCCTAGCAGCCTCTCTTCTTCTGTGTTGTCTGCCCATATTTTTCGCAAGTAAGGGAACTTGGTGTACGTGGATTGGATAGTACCAAGTATGGTAGCAAGACGGACTTTTTCTGAGATTTGCTCAATACTGTCCGTAGCCCTGATAACCGCTTCCGTAAGATTGCAAAACTGCCCACCAGTACCCGTAATGGGGGTGTTCTTAGGATTGCCATTTTTATCCAAACTTATATCTAATCGTGGCCCTCTAAGGCTTATTTCCGAACATGGGTTGCAGCCAAACTCATAATTAGACTTCCTACGACCAGACTTTTCAGCCAATTTCTGGCAAGCCTGCCGGTTAAAGATGCCGCGCTCTCCCGAACCACTTTCCATTAGGCTCATCCACTCGCGCATGAAGCCAAACATGTCGGGTTTTTCTGTGTATGCGACTGAATTATTAGCCAAGGCGCGTTGTGGCTCATTTTCCCACCATTTACCACTTTTGGCATGTCTCATGCGGTCATCTGACAAATTTGACAAGGAAATCATAGCACTACGGCGCACCCCGCCCACGACTACTACCTCTCCTATCTTGCAAAGGATGTCATGGCACTCAATCGATGACAGTTTACGTCCTTGTGCGTCTTTAAACTTTGCTACTGAAAAATTGAACAGATCGACCAGAGGTGCGGGTCCAGATGCTCTACCACCAAACGTCTTCAGACGCGCTCCAGCGGGTCTTACTCTAGAAACGTCCCACTTCGGAATCTCACCAGCCCAGAGGAGTGCCAGAACCTGTCGGAGAGCCTTTGCCCAACCTTCTTTAGAGTCCTTCACCACGACTGTGGTTTCACTGTCAAACAAATCAGGAATTTCGGGCAGTCGGGAGATGTACTGTTGCTCGACCGAGAAGCCAACTCCAGTTCCACAGAGCAGAATGAACATAGCCTCGTCAAAACACTTCGGGTCATCTACGGCTAAATACGAGCAGTTATACATGCAGGTATTGTCACGCCTGCTGGCCTCGCCGGCACACATCAACGACCTCATACTTGGCATAACGGATAGTGAGAGAATTGCATTGCGTATCTCATCCTGATCGACAGGTTTGAGCCAAGTATTTACTATGTTACTCATATATCTATCGACTGTCTCAGACCATGTTTCTCGACGGCCTTCTCCTTCCAGCCAACGTGCGTAGCGGCTGGTTGCAATGAAGGTTTGGTAGTCGGTGGGTAGGTAGTTACTATTCATTTTCGTTCCTCATTAAATCGGATAGGTCTGCTTTTCGGTAATTTGGTCCTTTAAGAACTTTGCCATCAGGCCGGTACAGCGGCTTACCATCCGTACCTAGTTTGCTCATATTTGCTAAGTGAATACGCCTTACCGCCTCGTCTAAATTCCAGCCAAAGGTGGCAGCGTAGCCGTAAACTACATAGACGATGTCGGCTAATTCTGAGAGCATGGCTGCTGGGCGATTACCGGCGTCACTCTCGTCAGAAAACTCGCCAAATTCCTCTGCTACCAGCCGGTATCTCAAGTCTTCTAATTCACGGTTGAATTTCCAATTCTCGTCCAAAGGATGATCCATTGCGATTGCAAATTCCCTGACCATGTCGAGGGGAGTGTAATCTTTAAGATGATTGGACTTGGCAAATTCATCCACAGACGCCACGTCATCTATGTCTTGTTGAGTGATCACTGGTCAGTCTCCAATTCGGAAATTAACCGGTCTAAATACCAGCGACACTTCTTGAGGTCTTGCAGGCGTTTTTCTTTGTAGGGCCACCGCCAGAGGTATTTAAAGGCGTTCTGCCAACAATAGGCTTCATGCGCAGAGACGTTTAAAACTCCGTCTGACATAGCCTTCATTGCTACTATGCACTCAATCGTACCTTCATTATAATGTGGTGGTTGATGCACCATGTTTGGCTGGTCTATTGAGTCTTGGTGCCAATCTTTATCTGACCACTTAGCCATTAGTGCAGTTTCCTTTTAAATGAGATTACATTCTTGCCGTCAGGACCAAGGGAAATGTCTTTAATTTCTTGGAGCAGATCAGCAGATTGCTCTTTGGAAATATCTTCCAAAAAGTCTTCATCGATGTCCGTACCGGTTAGCTTGGCTAAGTGCCGTGCCATCATCCCATCGAAAGCGAGTTTATCGATACCTTCTCGCATGTTGATGATGATGCCATTCAGCATGTCTAGATAAAACGACTTCTCTTCCTCGTCGAAATCGTCTGCAATGGTATGTCCGACTGCAAGGTCCAACCCACCATCTTCTTCGTTAATGGTCATCACTATGACCAAGGAATTATCTTCAAATTCATCGATATCCATTAGCGGCCTTTTTTGGTGAGTTTGAAAAATACTTGCGCGTCAATCACAGCCAATGGCTTTTGACGATCACCCTTAATTATTGCCAATGGAGTGGCACCTTTTGGGCAGTTGTCTGTGGCCTGTTCCATGATCTTGTAAATGGCGAAAGACTTGTTTGACTTGCACTCAACTGAGTACGGGAATAGGCGTCTGGCGGCGGGGGACAATTGAAC